AATGTTCATGGAGCTCCTGGAGTTCTTATTCCTCATCCAATCGATGCTACTACAGGTGAGTTTGATGCAGACGGTGATGGAACAGGAGACTACACTATAGAGTTTTGGTTAAAATTTGAAGCAGCTCCTCATGAGTGCACTATATTTAACAATGTATACAAAGATGGTTCTAATAATTATTCAGGAAATGATATATACATTGATGGAGCAGGGAGGCTTGATTGGGTAATATACTATGATAATGCTAGTAACTTTCTTGAATTAGCTAACAATATTACTGGCCTTAATGACGGAGAATGGCATCATGTTGTTTGTGCTGCAGATAAAAGTGCTAATTCATATCTTATTGTAGATAATGTTGTAAAGGTCATTACAGATATGTCAACTCATGTTAATGTTGACTTATGGAAGTTTCCTATTAAAATAGGGACTGATAGAGTGGGTGGCCAATCAGGTTCTGGAAGATATGGTCTCATAGGGCAAGTTGATGAAGTTAAAATATATAATAGATTACTAACATTTGATACCGATGGAAGTATAGGAGCAGGTGAGACAATAACAACAGGTGAAGTATTGAGAAATTATAACGCAGGAAAAAGGAGTCATAGATAATGGCACATTATGAAATGTATTTTTGTTTACCAAGCAGTGCATATAGCAGTGCAGTAGGCGCAAAGATAAAAGCACTATATCCAATAGTGGAATCAGTAGCAGATGATGGTACTGTAACATATAAATCAGCTCCTACATGGACTGATATTATTATGGATGGTAAAGTTGGTGCTCCTAGATATTCACATGATAAAGCATATTGTATTATCAAAGGTGAATGGTCAATGAAGGAGGGA